TATGTGCTAGGAGCCAGTCCTGGCTTCTGCTCATAAATAGATTGCGGTAAGATTGAAACTACAGTTGCTTGCCTAGCCATTTGTTGGCTTCCTTTCGTCCTTGCGCCCTTGAACACTTGCTGCTTCCCCCCGATGCAGCATTGACGCCAGGTAGGGAGAGTTATCAGAGATTAAATCGTAATAGACCTCTGCCATCCTTTTAGTATGCTCAGGACTTCCTGTGACAGTCCTATCATCTGCTGCTTTCTTTGGTCCATAAAGAACTGTGCAAACAACTAGCTCTACAGCGGGCCAAACAGGGAACAGGTAATCTCCATCTTTATCTTGAAATGTCCAGAGAGGTTCATATGTAAATTTAGCTAGTAACTCTGGATTGCACACGTTCCAGAACAATCTCTCAAGAACCCATCTTGGTTGGACATACTGATACTTCCTGACCTCTCGAGCACCAAAGAAACTTCTGAGAAAGATGTTTCCACTGGAAGTCCAATCCTCAAAGTTGCCAATTCTTACTTCAGTCTCATGCTCAGACCAAGTCAACCTAAAGTTAGGTCGTCCAGCCAGATCACGACCAAAATACTCCTGAAGTCTCTTATTGATAACTTCAATCTCTTCCACCTTAGTCACTGGCACTCTTCGCCTGGGCATCTTCAATGACTGCTTCAAGGGCCGCGTGCGCGTTTCGCAACGCAACCTCGGCATCGACAACGGCCCCGACCGCTTCGGTCAGCGTCTGATCGTGCAGGAGGTCACGATTGGCGACGTCCTCGGCAATAGTCAGTAATGTGCCTGTCAGGTCAATCGCTCGCTGCCGCTTCGTGGCAGACGGCTGATCGATCACGACATCCTCGACGACCAGCACTGCTGTCGAGACCGCTTTGAGCACCGCCCCGGCAGGTCCGCCAACGAGCGGCACAAATGGCAACGCCGCTTTCAGCACGCTGCCGATCTTATTCCATGAAAATCCCATCGTCTCTCCTCGAACAAACTTAGTACTCAAACCCATCGTCTTCGGTCAGCAAGCGCCACACCAAGCGTTGGCGACCTGAAGTCGATGGGACGTTATTCCACAGCTTACATCTACCTTCTTAGAGTGCAAGGGATGCAGACCAGTAGATTCTTCTCATCCTCAAGGGAGATACGTCTACCGTGAGTAGTCCAGCCCATGCAAATAGGGCACTCCAAGCTAGACTTGTCTTCATACTTAGTGACTGCAATCCTTAGCTGCTCCGTAATGGAGGTGCGTTCTACTCTTTCCTTTTCAACACCATCAAGCTTGTTATGGACTTCCCTATCCTTAATGACAGGAAGAATCTTACCTGTTAGTGGAGGAAGAGAAGGAAGATCAGCAACCTCTAAATCGAGGATATCGTCTCTAACTGATGACGGAGAGCTCTCGCCTATGCTCTCAAACTCTGGCTCTGGTGATGGTTCAGTCTCTTCTGGAAACTCATCCTGGGGACCAAAAATGTCGTTCATACAACCTCCACTAGATTAAAGTGGGCGGCACTTCCCCGCCCTGGAACCGTTATTGGGATTACTCCCTCAGGTCCGTGTCTCAGTCCGACCCTAGTAACCAGTCGGAATCGTCAGTCCATCGATGTATGAGCAGGCTGCCGGATTGTTCACAAAGAGATTGAACGAAGCCGTCAGGTAGAACACGTTGCTTGTCGCAACACCACCAGATGCTCCGCGAACCTCAAAGATCTTCCGACCATCGACTGTATAGAACCCAGGCTCATCCATCTCCGCACGACCCCATGCTTCCTTTACAATGAAGTCGATTCGAGTCTTGTCCCAGTTGAAGTGCTCTTTGACAGGAGCACCAGCCATCTGCATGTTGTCGCCAAAGTAGAGGTCGAGGGCCTGCTCTTTGGACTGCTTCTGGATAACTGAAACAAGTTGCCCAAGTTCCTCATACGCCTGCTTCTGAGCTGGATGCATCCATGCGACACAGCTCTTCTGTTTTCCAGCACCAACACGATCCCCGATCTTGTTCTTTGCCAATCGAGGAAATGGCAGTGCAAGAGCTCCAGCAGCATTCACGCGATTAGCACGAATCTCTGGAGTGCTTGAGCGAGTGAAACCAAGCCACGTTCCTGTCGATGCACTTGTGTGATGATAGGGCACACCGAGCAATGAAACAGGCGGAGTAGCTGTTAGACCAGACACAACAATCTTGTCTGTTGCAGCAGCACTCGTAACCTCAGGAACAACGACTTGTTTGTTAGGACCATCAAAGGTAGAGATCACAACCTCTCCCCCTGAGACAGCGCCAACACGTCTAGTTGTAAGCGCGCTGTCATACACACTTACAGACTGACCATAGCGAAGGAGTCTAACACCAAATCCATCACCAGAAGTATCACAGGTGTAGGTATCGTTACCACCAGAAGTAGCAACAGTGTTAATCGTAGCAAGGACCCCATCGCCTCCCTGTTGACAGAGTGCATCGACATTTCGTCTAAACTCTGCCATACCAGTCGCAAGCATCTGCTGCACAGCATTCTGCACAGCCTTACGACGATTGTCAGTTGCCATCTCAGCAAGAGCTTCAAACTCAAGCGCGTGCTTAAGATGCTCAACCGAGATTACTGCCTTGTCCCAAGTCGGTCCATCACCACGCCCTAGATCACCTCCTGATGGGCTATAGTGTCCAAACCGACCCCCAGGTCTCAGATTCAGAGGAATGCGCATCTGCCGGTTTGAGATTTTCTGCGCAGACTTACTCTTCGGGACTGAGGCATAGAAGGTATCATCCCGTTCAAACAGAACAGGAACTTTATTTAGGACTCGTTCTAGCTCGAGTCCTGCTACTTGAGTTTCAGAAACGGCCATGTCTCTCCTAGTTAAGAGCGAAGGAAATCTAGGTCTGACATATCAGAGGGTGGCCCTCCAGTAGACGACCTAGCTTTTCTCGCCTCGCGACGACGAGTAGACTTAATAACCTTCTTGTCTACATCATCCTTTGAACCTGTCTCGTCGTCAAGTTTAGTTTTATTCTTCTCTCCCTTAACAGCCTCAGCTACTATCTTTGAGATGGACCGATTGGTCAAAGAACGGCTGCGCTCCAGCAACGCACGTAGAATCTTTGTCTTAGAATCTCTGGAGAATCCGTCCTTTTGTCCTCTCTGCCAGAGTGATCGCATCGTTCCCATATGTCGCCCATCGGCTTCCATCGTTTCACCGATGTCCCCAATTACGCTATTGAGCATCGCTTTGCGAACAAAAGGAGTTGCATCTGGCATAGCCCGCTTGATCTTTGAACTAATCATTCGACTGATATTGCTATAATAAGCATCAGTTATCTGCCGATGATTTTCTTGGTGTATACGACGATCATACTGATCTTTCTTTTCTTCAAGCTCTTGACGTTCCTTGTCAAGTTTAGGATCTTTTCGTGTAGACGAGGAGAGCCTATCCCCTGTATCTCCCAACGCAGTAGAACCATAGATAAACTGGTTAATTAACTTTGCAGCATTTGTGAGATTCTTATTGTTATCTCTTCTTCCAATAGAATCAAGTTGAGATATCAGCCCAAGAAATAGAGGAGAGGCTACTTGATAGTATAGCCCTTCATCCTCGGCTTCAAGAACAGCCATGAACTTCTTTGAGAACTCAATCGCCTTGTCGGGGGACCTTTCCTGTAGTGCCTTAATAAGTCCCTCAGGATTACCATCAAAGATATCTCCAATATCCCCTTCAAGTGCGTTTAGGCGCTTATCCGCATCCTTTGCATCATCGACAGTAGGAAAAACTGCTGTATACGCTTCCTCCCTAAAGATTACAGTCTTTAGTTGAGGATGTTTCTTGAAGAGCTCAGGAAAACCCTTTTTCAACTCCCTAAAAGTAGGACGACCTTGAGCCTCAGCAACCTCGTCTGCTTTTAGCTCATCGTCATCTAGCTCAGAATCTTCATCCTCATCCTTCTTATCCTTCTTGTCTTCATCCGTGTCTTCATTATCATCTAAAGACTTGTCGTCCTTGTCACCTTTAGAGTCGTCATCACCTTCATCTGACTCATCGTCTTTATCACCTTCAGAAATATCATCTTCTTTCCCATCGTCCCTGTCACCATCAGCAAAAGCATCCTGCTGAAGAAAACTGAGGTCGTTTTCGTCACCCATCGAGGGATCGTCAACGGTAATATCATCAAGCGCCATCTAACTACTCCAATAGGGATTACGATTCTCCAACATTGACATCAGTCTCTTCAGTGGACTGCGACTCTAGTGCTTCCTGAGCTCCCTCATGCTCTAACATATGCACTAGGACATTATTGTAGCCTTCAAGATTATTAGCCTTCAAGTCTATCCCTTGATCACTCAATAGGAATGACCTGCAAATATCTGCTTGAACTGCATGATTATCTACAAACGGCTCGATCCCAACCGATGACTTCCTGTTTCCGTCTCCCATGTCAATAGCCTGAGATTGGATTAGCTCATTGATTTCACTCCACTGCTTAGCTCGATCATCCTCCCCAGGGATATAAAAGTGTGGAAATCCCAATGCCTCCGACATGATAGGCAGATTTTGAGGGGCAAACGCAGCCTGGAGAAGCTCAGGATTCCCTAAAGTTAGAAGCTCAACAAGCATATCCCTTCGTTGCGCCCAAGAGATAGGAAACTGGTCACTAGACTCAGGCTCAGCATCTCCAACCTTACCTTGAAGCTCAGCCTTCTTAATCCAGACGTTTACGAAGTTTCGCTGCTCTCGCTTTACAAACTTTTCGTCCTTTTTCAAATCCTCAAGAAATATCTTGATTGCCAACGACATGACATCGATAGACCAGTAAGACACCATCTTCCAAATCGTTGACAGTCTCTGAAGAGCCATTGATTTGCTCTCCGTGTATTCCTTAGCAGTCTTAGAGCCTCCTGAGATCGTTCCTCCATAGATCGAAGGAAACGAGCCAACAGCGAATTGTCCCGCTTGATCCATCTCTCTACTCAAGTCATTAACTTCTTTAGATAGTGTAGTCGGACGAGTCTCGAATAGAGCACTCTTGATGTCTCCGCCAACAGGAGCCTGAGCTGGATACATCGATCCTGGATTAGCACGACTCTGCTTAAACGCGTCAAAACCAACCACTTGAGGGTCTGCGAAGAGCATTGGAATCCCAAACTCTATTGTCTGAAGACCGAGCTCTAACAATTCAGACTTCATCTCTTGAATAGGAATTAGAGATCTCCCAATCGCTTGTCCTTGCAAGGTATTAGATAAGGGACTAGGACAAATAACCCAATGATCATCCATGTTCTCATCAACAACCTCTGCAAGCACATCACCAACAAACGTAGCCCTCACACCGTTTGGAAACATCTCCTTGAGCTTTAGAACTTTCTCATCGTCGTCTTGGAGAGACCAAAAGTCCCAATTACGAATCCAATGTTGCTCCACAGCAACCGATTCGTTATTAGATTGATCCTCTTGTAGAATCCGACGAGTTGATCTTTCGGAGTCGCTTTCCCTATCCCCAATACTTCCCCAATCAAGTTTCCCCGCTTCTCTTAGATGCTCATACTTGTCGATCATTCGAGACAAGGATTCATCAGTTCTAAGAGTAAGAAAGGGAAGCTCTCTCTGCGTTCGAGCATAAGCTGGAATCTCTACATGAAGACTACCAAAGAATTCAATCTCTACCCTTCTCTTATTTTCTTCTTTATATCCAACAAGCTGGTCAATTTCTTCCTCTTCTTGACCAAGAACAGGAGCCACATTCTCCTGACAAACAGGACATTGAACCTCCTCCTGTCCTTGCATATCATCTAAATTGGAGTCACAGCTAGGGCAGTATGAATGATCGCGAGATTCAGTCTGCTTCTCAAATTGAGGAGTGCGCTCAACTCCGAATTCTGGCCTCCTAGCCTGCCGAATGTGAGCAGCAACATACTCCTGATTAAAGAGAATATAGAGAGCCTTAACAAACTTTAAGCCAAAGCGATTATGCCTTCGAATTAGATCAGCAATCGTAGTATATGACTTAGCTGTTGCTCGATCATCAGTATCTTGAGCATCATCAGGGAACCAGATAATTCCTGGAACCTGCGCCGACATTGCAGCAATGATAGCTTCGCCATGTGCCTTATAAATGTTAACATTCCTGTCATTGACATCGTCCAGATCTAATTCTTCTATCTCATCAGACGACAGGTCACTAAACTCCCGGTAGTCTTTAGCGGAGTCAGACCACCAAATATTTTCAACTCCCTCCCAATACAACTGAGCTTTCCGATCTTGTCTAAGAACCCGATCCCTATAGGATTGATTCATAGAAGAATGCTGATCAACAAGAGAGAGGATAGCAGTCTCTACTTCCTCATCATCGAGCAAACCAGCTGATTTACGTTCCGCCATTTAATCCTCAAGCAGATGGATGCTTGGTGCCTTTACGAACCTGAACATGGAAGTGCTCATTCTTCTTTCCAAGCTTCTCTAGTAGCACACGATACACTAGAAATCCGTATCTCATATTTAGCTGAATCTCTAACTGGCTACGGAAGTCGCGCTTAGCCTGACGGGATCGAAAGTTCTTAGACCGAACATCAATCGCCTCATCAGTATAGTGCCTTGAGTTACTAGAATGTCTGCTATCGTTAATACTAGTAATCCATATGTCCTCTGGAAGATCAGGAGACCCGGTCCCATCAATAAGAAATAGAGAATCTAAAATCTCCTTAACTGGCAGACTGTAAGTCTTTATCCTGACGCTCTTTTTGAACTTCAGCATCCTCAGCCTCTAATCTAGCAACGGCTTCTTTTCTTTCTCGCTCAGTTACGATATTGAGACTCTTTCGCTCTCTCAACTCTAGCTTATGCCGAATCTGACTGCGAGTCTTCCTAGGATTGACAGACTGCATGTTTGGCGGACTCGACTGCACACCCTCTGATGGCACCCTAAAGACTCGAGAGATAAACTCTCGCTCCTGCTGATGGGCACTCTTTAACTCCTGAGACTGCTCAGTATTTTGAACTCTCAAGTAGCCAATCTCTTCTCTTAGTGCAGCACAAGACTTACACTCTCCAAATAACCACTCAAACAGACTCATCTAATCCTCCTACGCCGACGAGGTCTTGCTCGAACAACACTAGGTTTCAACTTACGCTGTTCAACCTCGACAACTTCCATTCGTCTGTGGAAGACAGTTTGATCCCCTGTAACCGACAATTCATGGACGGCCTTATCCACCAATTCTGCGGAACTCTGCTCCACTTTGGATTCTTCGACGTAGCGATGGGCTCTTCGTAAGAGATATCGAAAGCCATCATACGCATCAAGCCCTTCAACGTCATCAACGTCTTCAATGTGTGTCTTGCTATAGACGCAGAGCGGTATTGTCCTTTCAAGCACCGGACAGGCACCACGAATGAGCTGAACCTTGGGAAGATTAACTTCGGGCTTTTCCTCAGAATGAGCCCCGACATACTCCCTAAAGGCACTGAGACCTTTGCCGGAGAGGATACTAGCGGCCTTTCTGATATCATAGACCCTACTGGTTCTCTTGGGTTTTGGTAACCACCTGAGATATTCCTGAACGAGAATCTTTCCTGAGACTCGAGAACCTGGACCTTTGTCCGCCATTGTAGGTTTGAGGCCAGAAAAGTCGTGAAACTGCTCAGCGATTGTCTTAGGTTCTCCCCGACCTTCGAACATATTCCAGTCACAGGTAACGTCTCTAATATGTTCTCCTTGGGATAGGTTACCAATCTGAGTTCCCCATTCGGAAACCTCAAGACCCTTGCCTGTATATTCTCGATAGAGGAATACTCTGCCCAAGGGAGAAATAGCGCCCCATCCAGCCCATAAGGATGCAGAGAATCCCCAGTCGATTGCCAACACTCGAGGCCAGTATTCAGGAATGTCAAAGGCATCACAGAGGTGGCAAGCATTGTCTGGTTCACCGGCAAAGGGCTCAACTCTCCAAGTGTTGAAAACTTGTCCACTAAAGGTATACCAGTCTCCATAGAGCTTTGCTTTCCGCTCTGCCTCATCCTTGATTGACGCTAGTCGGACTCGATACCCAGGATCTCGCTCAACAAGATAGGGATTCTCCAGCGCAGTTGCATGTAAGAAGAATCGCTTTACGGAGTGAATCTCCCCATCGAGCTCGATAGCCTCGCTAAGTATTTTTCCTCCAGATCTATGAGGCTCAACAAATCTATCTCTAACCCATCCATGCCCAACATTTCCAGGATTTGTAGCTGATCTAACTATTGCC